CACCACGTTTTGTAGCAGCACCGATAATCTCAGGCACAGCAGATTTTGGAACGTACTCATCACCATTAAAGTTTAATGTAGGTCCTGTATATTCAACAACTGTGTTACCAGAAGAACCTGCAACTGTGCCAGATTCATGGCTACCACCTGGAATAACAGCACCACCTCTAGCACCTGCTGAATATCTAGACATCGCACCAGACATCTTAGAAGCTGGAATTACGTATTCTGATTCACCTGCCTCACCAACTAACCCCATTGTTGGACTATTTACATAACCACCTGTAGAAAAGCTACTCATGGTGGGTACGGCTGCTGGTCCTCGATTAAAACCTGCAAAGACATCACCGCCACCGCCACCGCCTCCACTAAACATATTACTAAATAAGCTACTAAATGCTTTATTTAAAAACATACTTGCAAGTTGTTTTGCAATGTCTGCTAATGCTTGACCTAATGTTCTAGTACCATCAATCAATCCCATAACAGCATTTGTCATACCACTAGCTAAAATATTGGTTATCTCTTGCTGTATTTGGCTTTGTTTTTCAAGTGTTTGGTTTAATTTTTTAGCTCCTTCATTTAACGTAAATCCTTTTTGTATCCTTTTATCAAGTTCAGTATTTATAAATTTATTAGTATTTAAAACATTTTCTGTTGATTCTTCGTTTTTTTCTGCATTTTCTGTTTGATTAAAACCTTGCTGTATTTTTGCAACCTCTGTTCTTAAAATATCAATTTGATTTATTGCTTCTATAATTGGGTCAAGTAAACCTCTACGATCTAAAACTTCAGGGCTATCTGGCCCTCTTACAAGTTTAATAACATTTGAAATTCTATCAAGTTGCCCAATAAGTTTTTGAGCATCTTCTTCAGATTTTATAAAAGTTGTATCTAATAAACTAACAGCTTTGACAACATCTTCAACCGCTTCAGATTGTAAGCCAAAACGTGCTTTAAATGCAGCTGAACCTACATTTCTGTTAGAAGCACCAATCTGTGAATCAGTTAATAATTTAACAATTTTATTAAATTCACTTGCTATTTTATTTAATTCATCAAGAATAAATTTTAAACCAGGTTCAAATAATTTACCTAAATTTTGTGCAAAAGTTTCAACATTATCTACTAAAGTACTAAATTTACCAGCTAAAGTATCACTTTGTTTTGAAGCTCCTTCAAAAAATTCACCGCCTTTACTTGTCAAGTTTATAAGAGCTTGAACAAATTTATCTGCTCCCACTTCTCCCTTACTCATGGCTTTAGCTAGAGTTTCGCCATTCATACCCATTATTTTTTCTAATTCTTTTGTTACATTTATCCCTTTTTCTAAAAGCATTACATTTTCTTCTTGCATAAATTTATTTTTTGCCTGTACTTTACCTATTGCAAGTGCAACATTATTTATATCTGCTCCAGCAGTACCAGCTACGTCTGCAATTCTTTTTGTGATATCAACCACCTCTTCTGTCTCAAAGCCAAAAGCTTTCATTCTTTTTGCAACTTCTATTAATTCAGATGACTTAAAAGGAGTCACCGCACCAAATTCTTTGATTTCTTGAACAATTTGCTTTGCTTTTTCTGCACTTCCTGTTAAAACTGTTAATGCTTTAGTTTGGGTTTCTAATTGTGCTGCTTGAAATATTACAAATTTACCTGCCTGAAATGCACCAAATCCAAGAACTAAATTTCTTACTGCCCTATTTAAAGCATTAACACCTTTACTTGCAGTTTTTGCTGCTAGACCTGTTTTTCTTATATTGTTTGCAGCACCATTTGATCTCTTTTGTAATTTGCTAAAACTTTCTTGTAAACGATTACTTGAATTTTTAAGTTTGTTTAAATTTCTATCAGCATCTTTAGCTGAAACTTTAATTTTTATACCAACTTCGCCTGCCACAAAAAAAATTGCAATTACTTATATATTACCTGCGTTTGGCACTTTTTAAAGTTTTTTCCTGTTCGTCATTTAATATTTCAAAATAAGCAGCCCAGATTAATAGCTCAGATTCTGTTATCTGTTGTTTTAAATCATATAATGTGTAACCTAATTCTTTCGCTACACCTAACTGGAGCATCAAAAAATTATCTCTCTTGACCTCCTTCTTTATTTTTTTATATCAAAATCCTCACTGTCTTTTGTTTCTTCACTAATAACAGCAAGCATCAATGCCTGTAAATCAGCATCTCTACATTCATGTTTAAGTTCCGCAGTTTGACCAGCAGTAAACATTCTTTCACCTGTTTCGTGAGTTGCCTTCTGTATAAATAGCTGAAGAGCAAAAGCATTAAGGTCATCTTTAGTTCCTTTCTGTGCTCTTTCTCTCTCAGCCATTGTTAATGGTGTTGACCAAAATTCAAAGATGTCACCATTTGTTAGTTCTACCTCTCTTTTGATCGGTTGCAAGTTAGCAGCCTTTTTTAATTTCTCCAGTGGAGAGAGTCGGGGTTTTGGGGTTGCCATAAAATAAATTAACTAATTTAAGTTATCAACTACTTGTACTAAAGTCAAAGGTTGGTGCTTCAGTTGGTTTGAATGTAATTTCTACAGACTGTGCATCATCTGGATTTACGTTAAATTCTGCATCTGAAAGCATTGCATCAAGTTGAATACTTCTACTTAAAGCTTCAGTTCCTTTTTTATCTGTATAAAGTCTAAATGCAGCACCAACTTGGTTTCTCTGTATAACATCCTCAACCATTCTATTAGCTAAAGCAGAATCTTCATCTGTAACAAATACAGTTGCTGTTCCTTCACCATCAGCAAAACCAGGGACAAATGTTCTAAATGGAACTGCCTGTGTGCTTTGCTGACCAATAGTTGTTGTATCTATTTGTTCTCTTGATATAGAAAAACTCCACTGCTGCACTTCACCTACTGCTGCAAAATCTGCATAGGCAACTTGAAACTCATTTGGTGATGCTGCTGTTCCAACATCAGTAATATTAACTGCCGATCCACCTAAAGTTGCTGATACCTGCAAAGCACCTGTAGCTGCTGTATAAGCAATAACAAAGAAAGTATCACTGGCATTTAAACCTGCTGGCAAAGTACCTGTACCACTACCACCTGTTTGAGCATTAATTACAGAAAACTTAACACCATCACCTACTTTAAAATTTAAATAGGTTTCTACAGTAATAGTTTCAGTTGCAATTACGACATTTGCCGTTCCAAAAGTGCCTTTAGTACCTGCTGGTTTGTAATACAACGCACCGCTAGTACCAGATAATACAGTTGCCATTTTTTTAAATTAAACAGATTTTATTCTATTGTAACCATGCTTCAAAAATAAAGCTCAACTCAGTCTGAAAGAAAGGTTGTGGACTTGCAGGTGAAACTTGGCTTGGTCCTACTGTATCACCAAAAATGATCTGGCTGACAGTTTGTCTATGAAATAAATCTTTTATACGTTCTGCAATCGTGTAATTAGCACCTGATCCAGCACCTTGAGGTGTAAATACATTTACTATCAATTCACCATTATGTTTGTTATATCCACTTGTCGGTGCTTGTAATGTTGCAGATTCATGTGTTCCAAATGTAATTGATGACTGAACCCAACTTGTGTTATTTGGTGGTGTAAAAGGCACGTTTTGAAAAGCAACAGTATATGTTGGTGCGTTTGCCATTTCAGTTGCTAGTCTTGCTTCTATTGCAGTTCTAATCTCGTTGATTGTATTCATAATGATCTAAGCTCCTTCATCATATTTCTTTCAGTTTGTTCAATAAATCTTGTGGCCCAATCTTTTGGAATCTCTTTGCCTTCTGCCGTTGTTAGTTGATAACCATTTTTCCAAGTAGGTGGTAGGTTTGTTCCAAAGGTTACTGGTTCTGCATATTCTAAATTGTTTATAAGGTCAGACTCTAAATTTGATACTTTTCTAAGTTTCCACCTATTTCTCATTATGCCCTCTCTAATCGGTACATCTTGACCCTTCAACTTAGTAAGAAGATTTGCTGCCCCAAAATCTACAACTTCTTCTATAACATCTTCAGCGTAGTTGCCAATTCCATCTAGTCTTAATTTTTTTACAGCCATTATGACCTCACAAATAATGTAAAAGTAACTGCAACTCCAGAAGCCTCTTCTGAATCTACCTGTATTATTTGATGAACGACATTACTTATCAAGACCTTATCTTTTGTTGTTGGTGTTGAGGTGACATCTTTAGCAGCAAATAATACACGTTTATCCTGTTGGTTTATAAGATCATTTACCTCTGATCTTGAAACATCATCAACTAAAGCCTTTACAGTGACATCTGTATTGCTTTCAGAAACCGCACCAGTAGATGTATTGTAACTTCCGACTGTTACAAATCTTATTGTTACATCGCTGCCAGTGGCCTTTAATATCCCTGGTACTGCTTTTTTTAATGCGTTTCCTATACTTGGCATCAGATTAGATAAGCAATAACAGTACCACTATCAAGTTTTACGCTTGTAATAACTCCTTCAATAGCAGTGTTTGATTTGAACTGTAAACCAGTTAAATCTCCTGTTATGTTTTCAGCTACAAGAGTATTGATAACTGAATCTTGTAATGCTTTTATGCAGCCAAAACGACCAGTATGTGCTGCTGTGTCATTAATAATTTTTGCTGCTGGGTAGTAAGTCATTTTAACTCCTTTTGATTGCTACGTTTCCTGGTCCACTTATTCGTAAGCCAGTAAAATAGCGTTCAAATAGTGGTGGTACTCTATCAGCACCAACAGAACCATAAAAGTTTGGCTCCGCTTCTAGTGTACCTACTTTTACCTTTTTAAAATCCTCTAAACCAGACAAACCTAATCCTGATTTGTTGTTATTAAGATATACCGCCAATACAGCCTCTGCTTTTTTTACTTGATCTGGGATCTCAGTATCGGTGTAATAATCTGTGGTAATACGAAAAGGGAAACCGACAGCATAAGTATTGATATATGTATCAGGTTTTCTAACACCAGTTCTCGGCCATTGCAATGCTTGTGTATCGTTTACTCTTGCCCCTAAAAATCTTTCTCTATCTATTCTTTGTGTAGATGTAAATAATGCTCTATTTTTTTGATCGGTTGTAGAACTAGCCCATGCGACAACATCATCATCCTCAATCAACCCATCAATAATATCCTGGGCCC